TAGTCAAAGAGATATCTACAGGGGAAGGCGTAATATCACCATCCTCTGTATTGTCTTCATCATAGATATCTTCCATTTGAAATATCTTGAAGTAACGTTTCCATGCTGTAGTTACTCCAGATCCACCAGAATCCGGTGTCTTAGCTAGTGTTGATCCTGCTACGTATGTATCAAAACCCCTAAGAAGATCCGTATTAGTATTATCCAGACGCATTATGGGACCTAGATAGGCTATATTAATATCGTTAGAATCCCACCGTGTCCAAGCCCTAAGTCGAAGATGATACACATATAGTTTATTATAAAATCTAACTACTGCTCGATCTCCAACTACTCTAAGCCAGAAAGGATATTTCCACCATTGGCCGCCCATTTCATAATCGTTATCTACAGGGAGAGATTCATCGTATTCAAATGGCAGCTTAACGCTAACTCTGACAAAGTCATAATTAGACATTTCATAAACTTGATTATACTTAAGAACAAATACTGAGTTTTCATATACGTCTACACAACGAGGACCCATCGCGCCAATATCGCCATTAATAGGTTCTAGAATAGCTTGTGCTGGAGATGTGTCGTAAGTCAATACATAAGTAGCGTTATCCTTAAAGATAACCATGTTTCCCTGATAGATTACCAATTCGTTAACGGCATCTCCATCGCCAGGATTAATATCGAAGAAGTTAACACCTGGCCATGCAGCAGAGAAGTTCGCAAGTTCACTGAAGAACAATCGAGAGTTATTAGCCTCATTACGACGACCACTAATCCACAAACGATCCTTGTAAACTACAGATGCGTAACCTACAGGCATCGACGCGATGACAGTTACAACACCTGTAGAGAGGTCATATTTTGCCCCAAGTCCCGTGTTACCAATATCAGGAACCAAATAGATATCATTATCGTATCGATGAGCTTTACTATGTGACCCTGGGGTGATGAGAGCTAGAATACCTGTGTTAGGTCCATCCACATAATAGATATATGAACTAGCAGTACCCGTGTGATTACTATTGATAATGATAAATCGGTAACCCTCAAAGGTGCCCGTACCAATAACTAGCTGATAGGAATCGGGAGGGTCAGAAGCACTAGACGATGAAGTATTAGATGTTGATGTTAGCAATGACCAAGGAGGTCTAGACTTAAGAGAACCATCAAGTTGAATATCAAAATTAATACAATCAACCATCTCGTCATCAGCAATTTTAGCTGGGTCAGAGTAATTGTTAATACCTCCTGAAAATGGACCTACTTCTAGTTCCTGTATTGCCGTATTAGTTTTGGAAGGCATTAAAAATAGCCTCCCCAGTATCCGTAGTTTCCGTAATTCTCATCTTCCGGGAGTGTTAAGTTCATCAGCTACAGAAGCCTTCTTAAGTTCTGCTTTCTGATAGTCCTCATCCAGTTCATAAGCCTGCTGTAGACAATAATTAACTACAGTATTATGATATTGGAGTGGAATCGATAGATCATCAGCTAGTGTGCCTACAGAGGCGGGATGCTTAATATAGTATATCGTAAGTCCGTTAGTTACATTTTCATTAGGCTTGGGGAATACAGTAATCTTATTATTCCAAACCATGAAAATCTCAGGAATACCCGGACCATAAGGACTTACACCATCAGCAGCACTATAACCATCAATATATTCATTAAATTCGGCAAAGGACATCGGCTTAATTCGGTAACCCTTATACTTAAGGCTACGAAGTACACTAAAGTCTGCTGGGACGTCGTATTCCATCTGGCTTTGAACAATATTAGCTGACGCAGTAGTTTCCATAAGGCCCTCGTTTTCGAGCCCTACTTTTTCTTGAGCGACATTAATCCAACGAATAATATCATCGTCAGTTATTTGAACACCTGACTCATCACCAAATGTACGTTTTACTCTTGTGACGACGTCCTGGACGTTCAAAGTCAATCACCTCCCCGTTCATTTTAATGGTATATGACGACTTATTATTACGAAGAATGGCCGCGGCCATCTCATGCAATTCTTGACGCTGTTCCATATCTTCTTTGGCACGTACTAGTTCGAGAGCATTATTATAGTTCTCGATAAAACTTAGCTTGTTGGGGGAGTTTGTTTGATCTGATTCAAATACTCTTGCCAAAAGACGTTCGTCAGCTTCTGGTGCAAAGCAGACTGCATAAGGTGCTCGTCCTGGTGGGAAAGCGACAACCCGAAAGGCAAGGTCTCTTTCACTACGCTGATTCGGGGGAATGAACTGGAGTTGCAATGTAGGATCATAATCCTGTAGGACCTCATTAATTCGAATCTGTTTCTGGCTTACAAAAGTTCCGTCTACAGGGAAGTACCAATTGCCATTAAATACTCTGTCTGACATTAAAGTACCCTCCTGGCTACAATACTCCCACTGTAGACAGAGCTAGCAGTAGCAGCCGCGACAGCAATAATATTAGCTGTAGTTCCGCCAGGAGCAATGACACGAACTCTAAGCTGTCCAGTACCTACAGCTCCAGTAGTGCCAGGAACAGGATTAAGGACACGACTAATAGCCGTAGTACCTATACGCAGACGCATATTAGTTTGTTCAGTCGCAGCTACTGTAGTTCCACCAATAAATGTAATAGCTTCCAGATCCCAAGTTCCTGCGGCCAAAGCTACAGTTTCGCATACTGTAACTCCAGCGCCAGGAGCAGCAACCGTAGCAGTATCCGTAACTGAAGTACTATTCTCAGCAGGGTTGGGTATAGTTGCTACTCTGTTATTAGGATCAGTCTGATCCAGCTTAACTGTGCTGTTAGCCGGATCGATCTTAATTGTGTTACCGGTGGTCGCAATAGTTACTGATTGCGCAGCCCCACCCGCAGCAGTACTAACTTGTCTGGCGTAAGAACCATCTCCCAGTTTAACAAAGGAGTTTTGCTGCATAGTATTAACTGACTCGGCCTCTGGAGCCGCCATTAACCTCGTTTCATTTACAAGAAAGGCGCCTACAGGGGGTTAACCTATAGACGCCTCTCTAAGAGAATTACTTATGCTTCAGTAATATCTGTGATCTTACCGTGAGAGTTACGACGGTGGGTACCGAGCTGGCAGTACTTATAAAGTGTAGCGTCATAAGCATCATAACCAATAACGCGCTGCCACTTGGAACCGTCTCGGTCCATAAAGGACCAGTCTGATTCCCTGTAGATCTTAAGTTCCTTCTCGTTAATGAAGTACATACGGTTAGGCTGGCAGTCAACATCGGTGATAACCGGGATTTCACCGTTATCTGTAGCGAATGCCAGACCCTTAAATCCGCCCTCAAAGTCCTTCGTGTCACAATAACGTCGCTGCTGAGTAAGCAGGTTGAAGTAAGCGCGACGGACACCGAGGGTAGTAAAGATAGCCGTAGTATTCCCACCATTGGTGTAAACATCATCGACCATCTTAATCATCAGACCCTCAGAAAGAGCCCGACTAACCCCACCGTTAGAGTTAATAACAGACTTCCACAGAGGCTCTGTGGCAGGATTAATATTAAACAGAGGAGCCGTATCATCAACAATCTGGGCCAGACCGATAATTTCTCGGTTAAGCGAACCCTGACGGACAACAATATCCGTGTTAACTGTAGCTACACCAGGTGCTGTAGACACCGTAAAGTTGGTGTTCTTAGTAATGGCGGTAATAGTCACGCCACCTACAGCAGTCTTGAGGGTAACACCTGTAGCGTCGTAAACATCTACAAGCATTCCAACTTCAAGATACTGGGTATTCGTAGCCGGGATAACCGCAGCCGCGTTAGCACCAGTAATAGTAGCGAGAGCACCTACAGAAGTGCCATAAACCTGACGGTTAAAGTCCTTCGCCAGATCTCGCTGAATACCATTAACTTCCTCATCAAGAACTGATGCGAAAGCCTGGAAATTACTCTGGGCCAATTCCATAGACTGACCCGAAAGTCTAACAGAACCATACTGGTAGCTCAAAAGAACCTGAGCACGGGCATAACCCTGGTTCTGAGCTACAGGAAGCTGTTCCATTTCAAGTCGCGCACCAATACCATGGTTACGCTTGACGTGAACAGGAAATACAACGTACTTACCGCCGACTTCAGAAGTAACACCTTCTGAAGTTTGCTCAATACGCTTAGAAGTTTTAAGCCAATTCTGAAGCTGTTCACGAATACGCGGTTCGTAAATTTCCTTCAGAATATTAGTTGCTGTGGTGAGCGTAGCTCCCATTAACCTCCGGACTTAAGTTACTGTTGCCGCGCTGCGGCCTCAGCCATCTTTGCAACGAGATTACGAGTTTCTTTGTTACTAAGCTTAGTTGGATCGATCGCATTAGAGGGAATACCATTCCCACCAGAACTACCAAGAAGCGTAGGTGCAAAAGGCTGAGGAGTAATACGTTGAACCAGAGCCTGATAAGACTTTACTGCGTCTTCTCCAGACATACCCAGTTGCATCTTAGCGAGAACGTAATCCTCGTCGTATTCTCCATGCGCTGTCTTAAGATCTTCAAGTTCCTTATTAAGCGCGTTATCAGCGTTTGCATCCTGCTTAGCCTGCGCATCATTCAGTACAATTTGGGATACAGCTTGAAGAAGCCCATCATGCTGATTAAGCTTTTCCAGAATCTCAGGAGGAAGATTACTGAGAGGATTCTCTTCCTCTTCCTCTGTTTCCTGGCCGTCCGGCTGTTGTCCAAAATTATAAGCACTCTGGAGAGCAGAATACACGTTCCGAGGATTATTATTGATCTCGTACAGGAGCCTAATACCCTGTTCGAGTTCCTCAGAAGTAATACCATGCTCTACATAAGGCTTATACGCCTCGAATTGAGCAAGCTGGGCATTAACAGATTCCACACGCTGGTTAGCGGAATCATCCCACTTCTTAAATGTAGGCGTAACTACTGAATGAAATTGTTCTGGCAGCAAATCAAGAACTTCACTCCACGCCGGATTAAGCCCTGGAGAACCTTCGCCCGTCGGCTCGATTCCCTGTACTTCTCCGGTCGATTCGATAGGAGTTCCCATTATTTCCTCTAATTTCCAGGCTCGTACCTCTCGTTACCGGAGGCCCTAAACCTATTTCAATTAAATGGGCTTACCTTCGCGAGGTTCGCTCTTAGATTTATTTTCCTGTGCCACCATAGCCCTTACAAAACAATCCTTAGCTTCAAGGAGCTTTCGAAGACCCGCAGTAAGCTCAGGATCATCATCAATTCTACCCAGAATAGTTTCAGAAAGTTCTGCGCAAGCAAATGAAATAAATCGAAGAGGCTCAGGAAGATGATCGTATTCAAAGAAACGAGTAATAGCTTCTACAGAAGGGTGTCTATTCATTAATTCTTAGCCCCACTATCCTTCTTGCGTCGGGCTGCGATACGTCGACTAATTGCATTCATCTTAGCATCTCCACCCGAGGGTTGTCCAGCGCTCCCTACAGGAGAATTATTAGCCTTAGTAAGACCAGGGGGAAGCTGCTTCTTCATTATGCGACCCTCGCAGTCTGGGCAGGGTAGTAATCAGTAATAGAAGCCTGCTGACCTCTACAGGCGCGCCAAGCGAAAATAAGGTCATTAAGAGTCATCGTCGCCATATTCTCGGCGGTGTAAGTAAACGCGTCAAAGGTATTCAGCGCAGTCTTAATTGCTGTAATATCCTCAGTCTCCGCGTAATTCGTAATAGGGTTAGTGGCTGCACCCTGAGTTCTACGAATGTCGGTATAGTTAAGATTTACTGCTCCCAAAAGAGCATCTGCCATTAGCCTCCAAATCCTCCACTAACGGGCGCCTGCCCAGTATCTACCATTTGTTGTGCTGTTCCATCAGTAGAAGCCTGTCCCGGAGTAATAGGCTGAGCACCTTCACTAGGAGCAGGCATACCAGGAATCATACCCATAGCCATCATATGCTGATTAACATGGGCTTCAAACAGATCCTTAATACGCTGAGGAAGCTGTTCATATTCCTGACCCTTGCGATAGTTATTGTGAACCTGAATATGAATTTGATGGTTATCGTAACTATTAACAGGTACAATAAGAGGAGGTTCAGTAGGCATGCCCATTTCATCTACAAGGGGTCCACCAGTATTAGGATCAACCATTATAGCTTGCTGAGTAACAGGATCAGTACCCTGGAAGGTTTGCAGATACTGAGCCATATTTTCTTCGGTAACAGTACTCATCTTCATATTCTCACGTGCAGCCTGAGAACTATCAATCTGAATCTCTTCATAAAGTCTGTTAACTCCGCCAACTTCCATAAGCTCAAGACCCTTTTCCGGTGGAATAAATCCATTGGTCATAAGATCCATCAATAGAGCTTGCTTACCAGCTTTAGAAGTTGGGAGAGCTGAGCCAGCCTCAACCCTAATATCCGTATTAGATCGGAGATCTGAACCAGCGAATGCCATTACATTAAATTGCCCATCGCGACCAACTACTATAACTGCACGAGGGACAGTCCAGTATTGCTTCACATAATTGAGAGTCTGATAGCCTATCTTCTCAAAACCTTCTTCAATACCAGCAAATGTAGTACTGAGCATAGATTCGTCTTGCTCCTGTAGGAAGCTAATAGCCGTTGCGGCTGTTACTCCCGGAGGAACTTGACCCTTAGATACCTGATGCTGGCCACTAAGATCTTCAAAATCCAAAAGCTGTCGTTCAATTTCCTGAACAACATAAGAAGGAAGATCTTGAAGTGGAAGAGGCTGAGGAATAGGAAATCCAAGTTTATAAAGAATAACTTGACCCGGCTCAGTAGTTATCTTGGAAGCATCAATAGAACCTTCAGCCGCCAACAATTGTGGGTGACCCATACGATTTTTAGCTTCAATGATTTGACCACGAGTACGATTGTACTCTCGCTGAACAGGGATCAAGTCTGTAATAACTGAATCAGCATAGAATCTACCTGTAGGCAAATGAGGAAATCTAATAAATGGGTATTGCTGATGGTGGTAAGGGTTACCTTCAGTATACTGAACGATAGTATCACCGATAATAGTATACATTCCTCCATTAGGCATAAATTCTACATGCCCTGGCTTTACCCAAACTTCGTAACAGAGAATAGCATTCTTGCGAAAATCGCCTGCCCCAACAAGCTGCAAGAAGCTATCATTAAGGATATCGTTAGCTTCCATTACATTGGGCTGTGCCTTAATACCAGGATAACGCGCCTGTACCCATTCAGGACTCTTGGTCTGAATATGGATAATATAAGGCTGATCCTCAATATCCTCTACAAGCATATCGGGAAAGAATAGATGAAACGGAGTTATATTCTCATAACAAAAATCACCAGACTCACCCTGGGGATCTTTCTTATTAGGGTCCCAATATGTCTTCATAAAACCAGTACCAGTACACAAAGTCCAAAGCATAGTTTGACGAAACGTAGCTTTAATCTTCTTTTCTCTGTAAGTCGAGTCCCAAATTTGTTCTCCTGCCTGTGCAGCAGCGAGATCCTTATCATCACTTGATGCTGGAACAATAGTAGCAGTTGGCTTTTGTGAAGTCAACTTAGCCAGTTCAGTACGAATAATAGGCCGAATACGGTTAATTACAGGACGAGCACGATAATAAGGAGCAGGAGGGA